ATCTGCCATTATGAGCCACTCAAGAACTTTTCATAGTCTATATAAGTCTTTAATTGCCAAGTTCTGCTGGACAATTCTTTAAGTATTGATTCGCATGTAGATATTACTAGATCATGATAAGTTTTTTTCTGTAATAATTTTACTAGAATTTCATCCCCATTAATAAATTTTTCAATTCCGCCTTTTGTTTTGATATTAAGATCGAATTGATCCCATCCATACTCATCAAGAGTTTCTTTATCAAGGTATCCAAGATAATAAGAAGATCTAATTTCTTTCATTTTATCATAATCTATTTTAACTTTAAACGAAGCTTTTTTATGATCGTTTAAGTGTCTAATATATTTTGCATGTAATTTTGGAATATTAAGAATTTCTAATTTTATATTAGTGTTATCAATATTACAATCATTTGCCCATTCATCAGTTAATTCATCAAGTTTAATCATAATATATTTTTTACCTATTATCGTTCTATTTCGAAGAGGTGGTATCTGAAATTAGCAGTAGCTATCATAACATTATCAGCACTTTGCATAGTACTAAATTTAATTGGAGACAAAGATACCGGAAACATGTTGTGGAATTTAACTTTCACTTTAGGATTATTTAGTGCTGATAAAATAGTTAAATTAGCATCAGAGTATTGAGGTTTTTCTTTGTGTAATGTTACTAGAGATTCTCTATTTAGTGTTCTATATTCTTCGAATGAACATGGGAATGTATATCCTCTAATCCAATCATGTAAAATTTGCCAACTCCATAATTCTTCATCAAGAATGAATTCCATAGTAAATTCACCAAAACGTATTTTATCTCCCGGAACAGGAAAATCAGTGAATGGTGTTGGATGAATAGCTGGTGTGGTGTCAAGTGCTGGAATAATAACTTCTTGACAAAAATAAGTTACAGTAGATATTCTAGGAAATATTATTTGAAACTTACTTGCTTGAAGTTGATTTACATTTTGTGGATTTCTAGTAAGAATTGTCATGTTTTTTCTATAAATAACAGTATTTATATATTGACAGTTTGGGTTAGATGCATTATAATGTGATTAAATCAATAACATATAATTTTTATGTATACGAACGCTTTAATTGAATTTTGTAAAAAGGTTAAGCCCAGTAAAATGGCGGTAACAAAGAATTCGGTAGAACTTGTTTTTAGGAATGAGCTTCTAAAAGAAACATCATTCCTTGACTTTTATGATAAAGTGCCTTTATCATTAAGAGTGCATTGTGTATTAAATAATATAACTGAAATTTCATCGTGTGTTTGTTGTGATAATTTAGTAACATACAATAAAGCATATCCAGATAAAGGTTTTAGTATATATTGTGGTCCAAAATGTTCTAGGTCAGACAAAACCATTAATAAAGAATCTCTTAAAAAACTTTCTGATAGAGAATGGTTATATGAACAAAGAATAATTTTGCAAAAATCTAAAGAAAGTATAGCTGAAGAACTAGGATGTTCTATAACACCAGTTAATAAATGGGTAAAGATACATGACATTCCGGACGTAAAATATAATGAATCGAATTCTTTATCTCTTTCACATTTAAGAAACAAGGACTGGTTATACGAAAATCATGTTAAAAACCATAGAACTTGTGAAGATATTGGTAATGAATTGGGTGTGTCGAAATCTACTGTATCTGTTTATTTAAACAAACATGAAATAGAAACAAACGATCCAAATTCGTATGATCGAAATTCTGAAGAATCTTCTAAAGAATGTATGGAAATAGTTGATTTTATAAAATCCTTTTATAAAAAAGAGATTATATTAAACAATAGAACTATTCTTAATCGGTTTGAATTGGATATATATTTACCAGAAGATAATTTAGCCATTGAATATAATGGAGTATATTCACATATATACAGACCACATGAAAATTCTTTTTCTAAAATAAAAGGTGAAAAATATCACATTTATAAAACTAATACATGTGAAGAATTGGGTATACAACTTTTACATATATTTTCTTTTTCATGGAAAACAAAAAAGGGAGTATGGAAATCAATTATAAAAAACAAATTATATAGTACACAGAATAAAATTTATGCTCGTCAATGTGTAATTAAACAAGTGGATAAAACAACGAAACGAGTCTTCTTAGAAAACAATCATTTACAAGGAAAATGTCCTAGTACGTATGATTATGGATTGTATTATAATAATGAATTGGTTTCATTAATGAGTTTTGGTAGATCACGATATAATAAAAAATACGATTGGGAATTATTACGGTTTTGTAATAAAATTAATTATAATATTATAGGAGGATTTTCTAAGTTATTAGCATCATTTAGAAAATCTCATATAGGATCTATCATAACGTATGCAGATAGAACGTATAGTAATGGTAATGTTTATGAATATAACGGATTTAAACTGTTGTGTATAAACAAACCTAGTTATCACTATGTTAGTATAAATAAAGAGTTTCTAGTTTATCGATCAAACTTTACTAAGAAAAAATTACTCCAGCATCTATATAAACCAGAATGGACTGAAGAAGAAATCGCATTTGAATTGGGATATAGTAAAATATTTGACTGCGGAACAAAAACGTATATTTTAGAATAAAAAAGGGGACCGAAGTCCCCTTTATCATTTTATTGCTATTGATTAGGCAATGTTCCTAACTGTAAAAATACGATAATAATTATTCTTACGAGCATTTAGAACACCAGCACCTAAATCAGTGCCTTCTGCAAATGGGTTTGCAACCATTCCATAACGGGTCTTGAAACCAATCTTAGGTTGGAAGGTAGCTGGATCAACCGCACGAACCATTTGGAGAGGAACGTATGGGCAGTAGAATAGACCAGCATCATAAGGGGAAGTACCCTTATAACCAACGGTTACTAGTTCAGTACCAGCACTCATGCCATTGAAGTAAGGATCGATATAGACCTTAATACGACCATGAAGCATACCGCAATAGGTGTTACCAGTATCGTCTACTTGAAGATCTGCACTTAGAGCAGGGGTGTATTGTAGAACACCAGCCATTGCTAGAGCAGAAGCAACGTCAGAAGAAACGATAAGGATATTACCTTTCCCTCTACGGGTTTCTTTCGCAATTGCGTTAGCTTCACGTTCGATGTGGTAGATTAGACCCTTGAAGCGTTCAACAGACCAACGGCCATTTGAATCAGTGTCAAGATCGAATACACCTGGAGTTACAGTACCCCATTGTGCGCCTGGTTTAGCGACAGTGTAGATAGTACGGATAACTTCACGGTTGATTTCAGCAAGAATCTCTGTAGAGAGGATATTGCTTAGTTCGGTTTCGGCATCTAGACCATGAATAGCCTTGAGATCTTGAGCAAGTTCAAGAGAGTATTCTGCCTTTAGAGCACGGGTGTTAGCAGTAACAGTTACTTTGTCAATGCTTAGTGCCATTTGTGGGAAGGTAAGACCAGCAGAATCACCAAGGATTTCGCCTTGAGCGGTTGATAGTCCCTTACCAGTGGTAAACGCGGCAGTGTTAGCAACGTTAGCAACAGGATTTCTAGAAGTATCACTATTAACAGAAGTACCAACAATACCAGAGAAGATAGTGTTAGCTTCGTTATAGAATGCTTGCTCACCAGATTGATTGCCATAACGTGAACGTAGAGCAAAGATTAGTCCGGTAGGACCAGTCATTGGTTGTACACCAGCAACGTCATACGCAATTAGGTTTGGTAGAGCACGACGAACAAGGCTGATTAGGATTGGATCGAAGTTAGCAACTGAGGAACCAGTAACATTGGTTGGTCCTTCAGATAGAACTTGGCGATCAGAATCCATAGCAGATTGTTGGTTCTCAAGAACCATTGCGGTGACTGCTTTCTTATAGGGGTCTTGAATAGAAGGGAGTTCTGGATGATCCAGAATAGGACTCCACTTATTCATTACTGTTTCGTCTAAATACATGGTTGTTTTCTCCTAAAATATTAGATATTAAGTATTTATAAAAATTAAAATTTAGTAAGTTTAGAAATCTTACTAGCATACTGTTCGATTAAAGGATCGACAACTTTTGTCGTAGCATCTTCATCGAGTTCAACGGGTTCGTTTAGATCTTCAATTGAAGCGGACTTGATATAAGAAGGGAAATAAGATTCCTTAATGGTTTCTAGTTTCTCTGCAAAGTCTTCTTCAGAAACAAACTCCACGGATTTTGCTAGAGATTTAATCTTCTCAGCTTGAGAAAGAGTTAAACCTTCACAAACAGCATTAACTGCTTCTAGTCTTTCGTGTTCATAAAGTCTCTTTTTAAGTTCAATATTCCTTTCGATGTGCTCATTAACAGTATCTTCTAGTTCTTCAACCTTAGATACTAGTTCTTCTACAACATCTACTTTTTCTTCTGGAATATCAATATAATGTTCTTCGAACACGTTTTTCAATGCTCCGATGAAATCTTCTACGATTTCAGAACGAAGTCCCTTTTCGACGGAGAGTTTATTCTCTTCCATCCAATTTTCTACAACGTAGTCTAGATAAGAATCTAGCTTACCTGCAAAATCTTCCTTAACTTCTTCAACTGCTTCGTTGAATTGTTCAATAAATGCTTGTTCCATTTCTTCAGCAACTAGTTCAACACGAGAGTTGACTGCAGCTTCGAAAATCATTGAAGCCTTATCTTTAAATTCTTCAGATAAAGTTTCTCCAGAAAGCATGGCATCAATATCTTCTTTCATGGAAGCATCTAATTTTGCTTTCTTAGCTTTCTTTTCTTCTGCCTTACAAGATTCTTTTTCCATCTCTTCTAGATGAGAAACAGCATTTTCCTTAGAAAGTCCATAAGTTTCTTCAAAGGTTTCATCATCCATTTCTTCTAGATCTTCTAGAACTTCTTCAACAGATGCTTCTTCTTTCATGGAATCTTTTTGTTGCATTTCAGCTAATTTGGCAGAAACTTC